TAGCATTCCTTCTAGGTTTAGGGCGTACTTGTTTAGTATCGCTGGTGCCTCTATCCTGTGGGCGTTCATCACGTACTTGCTCTCCTCGCTCATCCCCACCTGATCCGCTAGAGCCTCTAATGAGGGATTGGAAGAGGTTTGGGAAGAGTTGTCCAAGTATGCCTGGTTGACTGACGATGTCTGGGGAGCCGATGGCTGAGTAGCTTGGACGCTGCTCTGCTGTGCTGAGTTTACCGGGGCGTACTGTGTCTGAGTCGCTGAGGACTGATCCTGGAATGGGGATTGGACTGGAGTACTCAGGACGTTCATTACCTTGTTGAACGCCGATTCCCATGGATTCCCCTGTGGAGCTTCCACTGGTTGGGATTGGGGGGCGTACTGAGTAGGGCTTGATTGGTAGCTGGGGGCTGCCTGAGGTATCGAGTTGGACACCGCCTGAGGGTAGCCCATCCCTACTTGGTAAGCCTGTGGTGCTGGCTGAACCGCTGGTGCCTGTGGAGCCGCCTGTGGAGCTGCTGCCACGAAGCTGCTTGGAGCCACGCTGCTTGTCGCTGCGGGTGTTTGGTTCATCTGTGGGGTCGATTGGCCGATATCTGCCGGCATAGCTCATCTCCTTTTGTAATGCTTCGAGTGTTCGATACAGATAAGGCGTTAGGTCCAAACGAGGATCTGCAGCCATTGGTAAATCGGGTGATTGCGGATGTGGGGTCTGCATCATACCCCCCACTAATCTGGCGAACTGAGAGTATGCACCCTGCAATTCGTTTACCATTCTGAAAGGGAACCCTGATAACATGGCTGCCCTTTCCTCATCCGTTTTGCTCGGAAATAGGTATTTCAATGCTTCTATGCTATCAACGCCTAACTCTTGAAGGTTTCTAACAACTATAGAATTATTTAATACATCCTGTGTCGAATCCTCATACACAGGTCCTAACCATCTCCACTGTATATTAATATCTCCGTCTGGAATTAATCCTCTTACTCCAGGTGGTATCTGTTGAGCTTGTAAACAAGCTAGTAATAACTGTTTAATCTGTTCATCATAGAACTTCATTGCCTCAGTGTATAACTGAACTTGTTCTGCAGGTGCATCCTCAGGTAAATCAACAGGTTTCTCTAAACCAACAGCTGCTGCTAATGTCTCCTTAAACATTTGTTCTTCTTGGAATATAACTAGCTCTAAACAACGACATAAACCATATGTATATAAAGAAGCTGCTTTCTTCTTAGCAGTTGCAGCTACTCTTCCAAATAATGATTTGTATTCAGTAGCAGTCACACCAGCAGAAATAGATAGTTCATCAACACCACCTAAAGCTGTTCTTATTTCTTCTCTGTATTGTCTGGAGAAAGAGTTCTGATCTCCAGTAATTGCATCAGGAACAATATAACCAACACGATCATTTGGTTCTAAGTTAGCTATAACTCTTGGAACTCTGATCTGTCCATCTACACCACGAGATAAAGGATCTGACTTAAATCTTGATTGACTTAATGAACCCATTCCAGCAAATCCAGAGTTTGCAGCAATTGATGGACGCTGTACGGTAGATTCACCAGACTCCATTAAATCTGTTTTTGGTCTTGAAGATAATAAGGTAGGATTTCCAAAGAACTGTACATTCTTACGCATTGTGCGTATCATCTCATCATGAGTACAGATATGGTTTGCTAAAGCATCAAATTCACCCGTACCTTCAGCAGCAAAACCTTTTGCGTTATTAAATATCTCTACACAAGGTATAAAACCTAAGGTATTCTTAAATGTTTTAGTCTTACCGGGCATTGCCTGATAATTAGTTTCAAAAGATATCTCACCTTCAGAATGTGTTTCTTCTATAGTCTTTTTCTTTATAGATAGTTTTATATATCTTTTTGCTCCACCTTGACCCATCATTGATGGTCCATTAATAGATGTAGTATTTACTTCTTGTTGGAACCCTCCACCTTGCTTGACCTTATAGCTATAGATAACTACAACTTCATCAAGTTGACCATCAACATCATAGTAACTTCTATATTCAGGCTTCCTAAAATAATAAAATCTGTAATTAGTACTAGTGGGTCTGATATAAAAAATACCTTGTCCATCACAAAGAAAGTAATCCCATATGGAATCTAGTCTAGTATCAAGCTGATTATATTTAACTACACGATCTACAAAATCTTTTCTTTGATTTCCAAAGTTATCTTGGGCTGGAAAGAACTCAACTCCCTGTCTAATCCCAAATAATTTCATCTGAGCAAGATGAGAAGCGACAATCCCCGTGTCGATCATTCCTCCACCATCTTTCTCTAGGTAAGAGTCAATAATCTCTTTTAATCTAGTTTTTGGATCAGATGCAACACCCATTACTATTTCTTACGCTTACCTTTATACATTTTAGCAGCTCTAGCCGCTTTGCCAGCCTTTGCTGCCGTTTTAGTATTTTTTACAAATTGTTTACCTTTTCTACTTCCAGCTCGTTTCTTTTGGTCAGTTTCTTCCCTCTCTTCCTTAGAAAGCTTTGCCCAAGCACTTTCTGGTAAATAACGTTTTGTATATCCTTTCCGTATTGCTTTATCAGCCATTTTACTTCTTCATTTTTTTAATAAAGTCATCAAGGAAACCTTGTACTAAATCTGCTTGTCCAGCATGTAATTTAGCTGACTTTCTTAATTGAGCTGGTAGAGCTTTTATTTTTGAAGGAATTTCCATGATTACTTTTTAGAATCTTTATACCGTTTAGCGGCACTCTTTGCTTTTTTACGCTTTTCATACTCATCCTTCGTCATCCACTTTTCTTTACCCCATTTCTTCAGAGCTTTTTGTTTCTTTCCCTTCCCACCTTTATATCCTCCACCTGCTTTCTTATACTCTGATGCAACCATCTGAGCCTTTCTTGCACTCCATTGTCCGGGTTTTCCTCCCTTACTTCCAGCCATGATACGGTCTTTGATCCGTTCACGTAATCCGGGTTTGGTATATTTGGAATCATCTTGTGCCATCTTCAGTTAGAAATACTTTTGACCACCTTCGTTTAAATGTTGTTGTCTTATGTACTCTTGCATTCTTTCAGGACTATTCTTAAGTTGTTCATACAGATTCTTATCTATCATTTTACCTCCGAATTCAACAGAATTATCTTCTTTTGTTCCCATTACATTCTTAAAAGGATTTAAATCCTTTAGATTAAAAGCAACTTGCTGCTGATTAGGATACATATTGTAAGGATTACCCATAGGCATAGGTTCAGCCTTTGGAATATAACCACCGGGTGTTATTGGTTGCATACCTGCAAGTCCGGGTTGACCATCTCTTCCATATTGAAATTCCATTGTTCTAAACATATCTGAAATCTCTCTACCTCCAGGTGCTCCCGGAACATTTCCATAACCAGATAGTCTCATAATCTTCCTATACCTATTTTCATATATTCTACTCTTCGTTTATTTCTACTTCAAAAGGTTCATTTAATCTATTTAAAAGTAATCCAGGTCCCTTTACATTCCATTCAATCAAATCTCCGTCAATCCAGCCTAATTCAGCATGTATCTCTTCTGGTAAATTTAACGATAATTCACCATCTGTTTCTCTTACTTCTAAAACATAACTCATTTGTCTATAAGCTTTTCTACTAGTGTATCAAGCTTATTATGGATTGCTCTGAAATGATCGTTCATTTCTTGTAGTTCTCTAACGAAATCCACTTTTAAAACATACTCCAATGGCATACGGTTTACATGTTCTTCCAAAGCATTAATACGTAATCTTTGGTTCTCTACTCTTTGTATAGCATCCTTTAATCTTTCACGATGTCTTTCTAGAACCTTACTAGCAATCCAGCCACCTCCTGTTAAAGAAGAGATGACAGCACTGAAAATTATTGCAATATACTCAGGTCCCACGATTGTACCCTTTTTCTTTATTCTAAACCCTTTAATAGTCCTAACCGACGTGCTTCATCTAAAGTTCCATCGGCGAATGGTGCTGTTCTAAATAAGTCCATAATATACATTCCTTTTACACCTCTACCTGCTAGACCTCCTAAACCTAAAGTTGACCCTATCGACATAGGTTGTTGTGGTGTCATATATTTACCTGCCATAGGTTGTCCAGGGAGAGTAGTGCCTTGAAAAAGTTTATCTAATGACATTACTTCAATTATCCAATATTAAAAGTCTAAATGAAGTTGACCTTTACGGGCTAATCCATTTACAAGCCAAACTAAAGCATCAACGCAATCATCATGCCCACTTACCCCAAAATTAGTAAGTTCTTCAAACATATGAGTGAAGTTTCTAAATCTATTAAATACTATTTTCCTATCTTCAAACATTCCCATGATTCCTCTGAATCTAGCTAATTTATCTGCTCTAAATCCTTTAACTGGATGCCAAATCAAATTATATAACCCACCATTAGTTTGACATACTCGTTTGAAATCTGCTTCTAGTGATGCCTGATACTGTACTGCTTCAGACCATATATCACAAGTTGAATAGGTTGGAAAATAATTACCGTTTGCATCTTGTCCTATGATTGACCAATCATTTAATAATTCTTTTAAAGCATCTAGTTTTTCTAAATTACCCATCACTCTTATTCTTCGATAATCAATTATGTGAATACGATCTTCTATTCTTCCTCCTAAGACCATAACTGTATAGTCATTCTTTTCTCTAGTACCAGCTGATAGGTCAACACCGACACCAAGAGTATCAAACTCAGTTGCTATCTCAGCCTTAACAATAAGTTCAGGTGCTAATGATAATTCGTTCTGTCTAACGATCTGATTCATGTATTGAAAAGAGAAAGCAATAGGTGCTTGTTTCTTTTTCTCTTTTAGATATTCCAAAGACCACATCTCCGGCCAATATGATTCTTCTTCTCCAGTTTTAGTATCATTTTGGATAGCGGATAAAACAATTTGAGTCCAATTATTCTGTTCATTAAATGTAGTTGCATGAATATCATCATGTCTGAATCTAGTTCCCAAACAGATAGCTCTTGCTCCTTCAAACATAGTAGGAGCTATAACTGCGTTCCAGTTTTCTTGCATCTGCTTTCTAATATCTGGATTAGCAATATCAGCAGAAGATTTTATAGCGTCATCAATCATAACCAAATGAGAACGCTTAGATGTAACTGAACCTTTTAATCCAGCTGCACATAATGTGAATTGTTCTTCACCAGTTGTATCTATCCCTGCAAACTTATGATCTATCGACCAATATTCATTACTGGTTACATTCTTAAGTAGTCTTACTTTTGGAAATACTTCCTGATATCTTTTACTCTCTATAATTCTTTTTATGGTTGCAGATTTAGATCTAGCAATATCAACTGTATATGAAAGATAAAGAACCTGTAAAGGTAGTTTAGCCTCTGTATGAATACCAATAGCCCAAGCAGTTAAAAGACCTAGCACAGTCGATTTAGCAGACCCTCTAGGAGCTAATAGATCTACATTAGGTCCAGCTATTTTTATTAAACAAGTACTATTTTCGTTAGTTATGAAATGTTGATGCCAGGTTTTATGATGATACGCCGGTGGTTTATCTGCTACATATTCACAAAAAAATCCAAAATCTTCTTTAGCTTTCTGTATTAATTCAACATTCTTTGGTTTTTTAATCTGTTGTTTTCTAGCCGCAGCTTTCGCATTACGACGATATGCTAGGTGCTGATATGAAGGCACTTATTAATACTTAAGCTACTACTAAATATTACCTTATTTCTCTTCTTTTGGCTTCTCTGATGCTTTCTTATCTTTATAAGTCTTAGCGGCTTTCTTAGCTTTTCTTGCCTTCTCCAAAGCTGCAGTCCTCTTCTCTTTATCGCTCATCTTAGAGCCGTCTTCCTTTTTCTCGTTCTTATTTTTAAAGTACTCAAGAAGTTGAGGTGGCATTTTTTTCTTAGCCATTACGCACCAATCTTATTTATTCATTTCTCTTTATTTTAACTGAACTATTCCTGTAATTGCATTCTTGCCCATACACTCATGGTTGCCTCTTCTAAAGGAGTTTCGATTGGATCATCTTTAAATATAAACATCAATTCACGAATAGCTCTATCTGCACCCGCCATTAATAATCCTTTTCTATCTTTGGTGTTAGTAAATGTTTCTATCTCTGATATGGTGCTTCTAAGTTCTTTCTGCATCTGGGCAATACGACCAACACCAGCATCTCTTTTTACTGTACCATTTTCAATATCTTCTCTTAGCTTTCTAATATCTTCTTGCATCTCATCAATCTCATATAACAACTTTTTTCTATGATCTGGCTTTACGTAATTATCTTTTATCCATAGATCACAAGCAGTTATTGTACCTTCATAACCTAAGAAACGTGCATATAAATAAACTTCAATTACAGAGTAATTATCTTCTGCAAAAGAACAAAAAGACTCCTGTGTAGAGGAGTCTAGATTATCTACCCATGAATTGAATAGATCAATATTTATAAGCTGATTGGGCTTGTTTACGATCTCTTTCTTCGTCCCTTTCCCTGAACCTTTGCTGCTGCTTATTGGTTTCCCTTTGTTCGGAACCACCTTTACCAATTGTTTCTCTTTCTTGTTCACCAGCAGTCTCCATTTTCTTTTTGGAAAATTCGTAGGCTACACCAGCTGCTTGTCTGTACTTATCCAGATCAAAATAGTCGTCTGAATC